GAGATGCATTCTTCAGATGGTACTCTTTGAGTTTATTGAGGGTCTTGATATCATGCAGAGCTGTAAGGACAGGCCCTCTACCATACTTTTCACCACTTGCTTTCATATATCGAGATACAACCCAAGGGAAGGAGTTCAAACGTCTATAGACAATCTCATCTTCACCTTCCTTGGTAATGACATGATAGTGAAAGATACCTTCATCCTTGTCATAGCAGGTAATCTCATACAGCTCTATCTTCTCATCTGGTCTGCCGTCATACTTCTGTTTCAGCTGATCTGGGATGTCAGCATCTGGAAACTCTTGATCAACAGCAACAAAAGGAATGCGATGCAGACGATATACCTTATCAACTGTACCAAATGGCCCTTCATCATAAGCAATTAGAAAAGAGGGAACGGCTGTATAGCGAATGGGTTGCAACTCGTCACCGGGTTGGATAATCATTACAGCCGTTCCTATTGCTAACTCGAGGAGAAACTCACCCATCGCCATATCAAAGTTTGATTGCCGCATAACATCAAACATCGTATCTGCATAGTTATCAAGAACACGCTGTACCTCAATATGTTTTTCTTTTGGTATTTCATCTCCAGGAACTAAACGACACCAATGCCGTTGCGTAGGAAATACCCCAGACTGAAGACGGTTGGCAAATCTCTGGGTAGCGTGTATTGCTGTACTGTCATACACTCGGTTCATCTTGTCATTTTTTGGTGAAGTGGTTTCGTAGTTCCCATCATACAGATTACGATTGGGCAAAACATAGCGATACGCATCCTCATAGATGGATCGCCATTCATCCTTGTGGGCCATAGCTTTCTTGAAGCGACCCTTGAGTGTGGTTACATCAAGTCTCATCCGTAGCTTTTATTGACCTTTATCTTTCCCCCGGTCTGTTTCGCCATCTTTTTGGCTTCCGCTACTCCCTTTTTTGTGTACTTGAACTTCTTCTTTTTTGTACCGTCCTTCGTTTTGTAACTTACCATAGGCATCACTCATCTCCTTTTTTCTTGGGTTGCGTAAGTACTTTTTCATTACCGTGGGTTACGTCCGAGTTTTGTTTGCTCATCTGGCATACGAGGATTGCCACGCATTGGGTCTGTTCTACCTTGAGACACCAGCTGTGTCATCGTACCAGCTCCAGTTGCGCCTTGACGAACAGCTGTTTTTCTGGCTCTGATCTTTGCTTTCTCCTGACGCTCTTGCCGTTCTACCTTTTCTTCCTGCTTCTGAACACGTTCTTCTGTTCTTTGCTCTCTACTTTCCTGCCTTTTTCTTTCTTCCTCACTGGGGCCACCGCCACCACCACCAAATAAAAAATCCATCAAAAATACCTCGCATATAAAAAAAAGTCTTCTTGGTTGGGGCCAAAGTTTTTCATAAGCCCTTCTTTTTTAAATACCATCATTTCAATCCATCTAACAGCCCGTAAGTTAGCCGAATATACATAACATTGGTATCGTTTTGCTCTCAATACCTTGGCTGTATACTCAAAAAAACGTATTGAGGTGCGATGCATTTTCATTTTATGGGTATCAAGATTGTTCGCAGGAATAAGCCAACATTCATAGCACCCTTTCCAATAGGGAACTAACCCAAACATAGCGAATACTTGATCATCAACAACTGCGGAAAAGGACATACCTTTGGGCAATCGGCTGACCAACTGATCTTTATTTGCTTGGACAAAGTCACTATCGGCAGATCTATAGGTTATCTCATCAATGTGATGCGGCTCAAAATCTACAATCTTTGCATAAACCCCATCAAATTTGGCTACTTCTGTGATTTCATCAGGCAAAAACATCAAAATCGCCCCAAGCGTTTGCCGTTTTATAGAAGTGAGGGGATTTACCTCGAACCATATTACGATGCTCTCCACCTCCTAGCAGAAGATACCCTAGACTATCCGCAACGTGGGAGTTGTGGTCTTTGTTGGGAACATCCTTGAACCGCTCATGTCCAGAACCCATCGCCACCCTTTTGAAGTGATAGCCCCCAGCCAGAGCTTTTCTAAGACGAACACATTCTCTATGTACCAAAAATCCCGGTTTGCCGTCTATCAGCCGTGTCATTGGTATAGCCCCTGCTTCTCTTCGGGTCTTGAATTCGTTGGTTGCTGTTGGTCTAGCAATTAGCCCATGTGTTTTGAGGTGATCAAATGCTGTTTGCTCATAGATCATATCCCTTGCTGATCCTGCAGGGTCACCCCATATCATGCATTCAAACTTTGGAAACCATGTTTCAAGTTCTGCTTTGAGCAAATGGGCAAAGCGTTCTAGCCCCATATCAAAGGTTACTATCTCTCGGAGAATATGCCACCGACCGTTTTGCATCTTCTGACCAAACACCGCTGATGGTGTAAGCCCAAAGTCAAGTCCCACTTGAACGGGAATACCGTCTTGGATCGTTAGTTCATCAGACATGGAGTGGTCATCATATTCGGGCCAGACCGGTCTTCCTTCTTGAACATAGGAATATTTCCCTTCAGCGTAGCATCGTATCCAATCCAATGTCTTGCCGGGGATCAACTGCTCATAGTATCCATCGGGCAGATTGGTTAGGTTTTCTGCTTTGGGATTGGTTTGCCACCATCGACTAGCTTGATACATAAACCCTTGAGCTTCTGGCATATCGGCAGGAACATCATCAGCATGAACTTCCTTTACTCCCCCCGGTTGCTTATAGAAACTCCACTTAAATTTTCCGCTAGGCTTTTCTTTTTCTGCCATATGGTAGATGTAATGGTCATCATCTGGAGGGTTGGTATCCATAATGATACCACGCCACGTTGGCCCACCGTCTGATTTTGTTGGATAGCGACCAACACGATGCGATAAGCCATCAATTACCGCCTTGGGTAACTCTTTTGCTTCGTTAACAAAAGCCCCGGTTAGCTCGAGAGACAACAGTTTTCGTACATCTTTAGGCTGATCAAGGGCAAGAAACATAACCTCCATATCAATACCTGCTGCTCCTTCTTTTGAGGGAAGACGAATATGATGCTTGATTGGTGGAGCATGATGAACATTACCCCATACATCTTCTGGAAACAACTCAAGCCAGGTCTTTAATGTAGTGGTCTTCAGCATAGGGTAAGAGTTTCTGACAACAGCAAAACGTGAATACTTGATGCCATCCCTCGGACTAGGCTTCTGCATAACGGCTCTTCGAAACAACTCCGCACAACACGCATAGGACTTGCCAGAACCCACTGGCCCCATGATCGACTTGATAAAACTATCATCGTTGAGAAACTTCCACAAAACCGGGGAGCGAGAAAAGTCTAGGTTCATTCCTCCATCGGGCGTGATTTTCTTTTCTTCCATCTAAATTTCTCCTTTCTGATATATGCCTTTAGTTTTGCTACAATCTCTGGACGGAGATAGCGTACTTGGTACAACCTCTCATCGGGCTTTATAGGTTTGAGAGCAAAGCGTTTGGCAAACTCCTCATCCTCATTCATCCTTTGGGCCTACCATCTTTACTTCAACAACAGCTGGCTTATCGCTCATCTTGTCTTGATCAAGCAACCCGGAAGCCCTTGCCAATGTCCTCAGAACACTAACCTTGTCAATCAGCTCAATATCTATGGCATTCTTTCCATCCGCAGTTGGAACAATCCTAATCTTCTTGATTGCCGTAAGAACACTGTCCGGAATATCAGCACTCGGCTTGACCTTTATATTCCCCTCTTCATCCCAAGACAATACATCTGATATCTTAGCAGTAGAAAGATTGATGAGTTCTTGAGCCAACTTATCCCGGTTGTCAAAAATAACATCTGACCCACCAATCTTCCTTCTTACTGATCGAACAGACCCCAACTCCTTAAGATTAGGAAACTGTATCTTTGGTCTTTTAGATCGGGATTTCGTCATCTAATATTTCCTCAGTAGCTCTGTTAAACGCATCAGCATTACTCTTTGGCTTTTGCTCAAATAAGGATAACCATACTTCGCCATTCTCATTCTGCAATGGTAAAGCATTTAGCTTTATCCCAGTGATTTTGCCATCATCTCCTTCAAAAGCAACACCAACATTTGTCCATCGCTTCTTGTCTTGACCGATAACTTTTCGACCAGATACAACATCGTAATATTTCATTTTAACCTCCTAGTTTTTGTGAAAATATTTTTGTGAGACATCCGCACATATGCTGACACCCCACCCCCCCAAGGGTCACTTTTTTTTATGTTGACCATAGCGAACCCTTTTTTTCTACAGCTCTAAGCATAACTGTTCTGTAATCTAGACGGTCATCTAGGTTTCCGAACGCTGTTAAATCTAGACCTGTTAATTGTTCTTTTGAGTATGTCATTAACACTCTCCTTCTCTTGTTTATTAAAGTATTTATCATAGTATGCTAGTGAGAATGGTGGACGTTTACCTGTCTCTTTGAAGTGATTGAGTGATCCAAGGAATGTCTCAAGCAATACATTCTTATCATGTCCTTGCCCCAGATACTTCTCTACTATTGCTATCTGCCTTTCATCGTTTCTCCAGCCAAGCATCGCTCCTAGCCTTTCTTCTCTCTCTCTGGCGTAAACCTTGCATATCTGCATAGCAATTTCTCTAAAGTCTTTATTACTACTAGTACTACTATAGTTATAGTCAACTTGGGAGTTTACTTTTTTACTAGTATAGTCAACGTCACGTTTACTTTGCTCATTCACTTTGTCAACGTCAGGTTGACTTTTAGCAATGACTTTGAGCGTATCTTCAGCGTCTTGCTCTGCCACAAAGTCTGGCTTGTTATGGGCTATAATATCCTCATCAGTAGTTGCCGGGTCATAGAGTATTCGCCAAGTAGCTCCCTTCCTTCCCTTCTTTCTGAGTGGGTTTTCCTTGTAGATCTTCTTGATGTACCCACACTTCTCGAGCAGTCGCATCTGTCGGCTTACTGCTTGTTTGGTAATACCAAGTCTATTGGCGATAGTGATCTGGTTGGTGAAGACAATGCCGCTATGCTGATTGGCATGGCAACAGATTGTACCAAGCACTCTTATTGAAGCGTTCTGCACTCTGGCATCAGCAAAGACCCGGCTAGGCAGTACTGAAAAGGGTGAAGGAGCAGTTGAGTTATCAATAGACAAAGTGTGCTTCTTTGGAGGTTGTAGAAGCTCTCTCCTTGCTTGTTTGATGTCAGCTAGTTTCTCACTATCTCTCATAACCCTGTACACTCCCCGTCATCAGCTTGGCAAAGCACTCCTTCCGTATCAAATATCCAATCCCCCTGCCGAGAGACAAAGTTTTCTATGTCAGCAAATCTTCTTGTAGCATGAAAGTGGGCTTCTCTTCCAACTGCCTTTGAATGTTTATTTTCAATATCAATCCACCATTGCATCCGTTCTGGATGTTCTCGAAACATCATAGCTAAAGTTGCTTCAGATTTTAGAAAGCAACCGTCACAATTTCCTTTTGGCGTAACTCCATTCTTTCCCCAAAGAGCAAGGTCAAATGATTGTTGTTTCCAGAAGTCCATAATTATAGCTTTAGTAGCACCTGCGTGGTATAGAGGATACCAATTATCCCATCTGTTGTCCTTTGAGGGCTTAATTCTTCTTTGCTCGTCACCTCTGATCCCAATACAGTTAATCCATTTCTTCCAGCCAAGACTTTTCAAATACCTTTTAAAGGTCAAAACCTTTAAATCTTGCGTACAAAATCGCCTATGAACATTTGGCAATATACCTTTACCCTTAAGCAGTAATTCAAAAGGCTCTCCGTTTCGTGATGCAGAGTTGTGGTTGACAATTTTAAAAGTACTTCTCTTACCAATCTTAGTATATTCTAACCAAGTGATAGGAACTCCCCACTCCTCACCGCATCGCTGAACAAAGTCTAATGTTTCTGGCATCTCTCGACCGGTGTTTGCAAAGACTACCTTGCAACTATCTGGCAAGATAAACTGTTGTGCTTCAAGTATTTTGAACAGCATATAAGCAGACGTTCTCCCCCCAGAGAAGGAGATCAACACGTTAGCATCTGGTAAAAGGAAACTATCTCTCATAAGTAATGTTTGTCCTGCATTGCTTCTTCCTGGCTATTGGATCTCGTTCTTGATCAAGGGCTTGGGCTATCTGCAAACAATCGTTTAAGTTGTTAAAGACCAATCGCTTGACCCTAATCTCATCTGATAGCTCTATGTCTCTGATCAGTATCAATATCAAACTATATGTCGCTATTTCCATACTTCTCATCCATAAGTTTCTTAATGTTGTCCTCTAAATCCATGTAGATAAGTGCATAGCTATCATCGTTATTGGCAAGCTGTTCATGTCTTTTGGAATAATGGATGATTGATGCATGATCCTTGTTAAATATTGTGGCTATTTGCTTGAGAGAAAACCGCCCAAGTCTTCTGGCAACGGCAGTAAATAACGCCCTATATTTGAGATGCTCCGCTGTTGCTTTTTTGTGGTGAGCAAAGTCATGTAGTGGCATCGGGCTGACCTTATCAAAGAAATGCATAAACTGCCCCAATGTTACACTTCCTTGATCAGCGTACCGGGAAAGCAGGCCTCGACAAGTTTCTTCTTTAAACGATAGATAGGTGTCTTGAAGCCTTTGACATCCTCTATTATCTGCCCCTCTCTGTCCCCGGTCTTGGTTGGTACTACCCATTCGCCTTTCGAATTGCTGTATTGCTCTCTGTTTTCCGCTCGTACCGTAAAGTACCGAAAGTCTGCCTTGTATTTGCATATGTCTACCCCATTAACTGTGATTTGATATGTTGGTTGTAACTCCAGATGAGTTATCATCCCGGTCTTCTCTAGCAACTTCAGCTCTGTATAGCGTTTGGCTTCTTTTTTGCTATCGAATGTCTTGCCATCAACTGTTGTCTTGATGGCTCTATATTTATGTTTAGTCCATGTCATTGAATATCTTCTCTGTTCTAATGATCCGTTCTCCAATCCATTTCATAACAGGAACAGCCATTGAGTTACCTAGTGCCTTGTATCGAGGCCCATCTGGACACTCATCAGCCCCCTTGTTTCTGTAAGGTATCTTTGTATGCCCGTCCTCAAACCCCTGCAATCTCTCGCATTCTGTTGGAGTGAGCCGTCTGACTTGCAGACTGTTTGCCATTGCAGGTGGAGAATTAGCTTTGATTGTCGGTGTTTTTTCTACATTTGCATCAGGGTGAGACATAGTTGATGAGAACGCAACGGAATGCTTGTCTGTTGCATTAAGAGTAAAGCTAGTCTCCTCATCGTACCCCTTGCCATTGATATGCATTGAGGTTGAGCCATCGCCTTGAATAGCTATAGTCTCACTGCCACCGCCCAGATCCCCCCCTTCAGCTCTGAGAGTACCAACGCCTTTGACATATTGACCAAAGCTGTTGCCCGTATAGGTTTCTGATACCAAATTCGTTTGGTTGTTGACATGATGCCCATTTACTCTGGTCAGATTAGGCTTTTCAGTATTCCCCCCTTCAGCGTTGCCTATATACTGTGGAAAGAAAAAGCTCTCTGCTTCCGTTATCATCTGGTTGGTAACTTGTTTCTTCAGCTCTGCCGTAATGCAAGCACTTACCTTTGGAACTGTTGTGGGAATATACCAACTACCTTCATTTGTTTCGTTCCCGGCTCGAGACATACCTGCTGCGTTTGATGTCAGCGTTGGGCTTTTGTGGGGTATGCCACTGTCTCTAACGCTTTCTTGAGTGTCTCGGGCAGTTCCTTCTCTCTGTTTTTTGCTCTTCGCAAGATCCCCTTGCAAGCTTTCTGGCTCAAATAATACCGATGCGGAACGCTTCCAGTCTCCAAGGTATCCGACAACAAACACTCGTCTGCGTCTTTGGGCAACTCCGAAATATTGAGCGTCAAGAACGCGGTAGGCGAACCCATACCCGAGTTCCCCCAACATTCTGAGAAAGGTTCCAAAATCTTTTCCTCCGTTACTTGACAAGACGCCGGGGACATTCTCCCATACCATCCAACGTGGGTTATATTTTTTAAGAATTGCACCAAATGTAAGCATGAGTTGTCCGTTAGGGCTTTCAATTCCTTTTCTAAGTCCAGCAACTGAGAACGATTGGCATGGTGTTCCTCCACAAATAAGGTCAACTGATCCATCTTTCCACTCCTTATAATTATTCATATCTCCATAGTTTGGCACTGTTGGATAGTGATGTTTTAGAACTTCAGAAGGGAAAGGGTCTATCTCAGAGAAAAACTCAGCTTCCCATCCCAGATCCTTCCAAGCACTCGAACACGCTTCTATCCCACTACATACAGTTGCATATCGCATCAGCTCATATCCTTGGCAATCATACTGTCAATGACACTGTTCAGATCACTTGTATTGAGCTTTTTTTTATCCAATGAGGGTACTGCCCCGGTCATCTGGGCTTCAATCATATAGAGTACCTGCTTGTTAAGTGATCTTTTGCCCATAATCGCTAGGTTGCATAGCTTATCATGCAAGGCCCGATCCATTCGGAGGTGCAACTGCACGTTCTCCCTTGTTTCTACTTTGTTGTTTTCCATATTCTTTCCCATTTAATTAACAAGTAAAAAAATTATTCCCAATAAGGGGCTTGATATAATAGTACCACTATGCTACAAATTGATAAATACAGTAAATAATAGGTGTAAAAGGAGAAAGACTATGGCAAAATCAGTCTATCAAAAACTAGAAGCAAGCGTGTACCCGGCATTGCTCAAGCACTTTGAGCTAAGTGAAGGTAAGGAGTACGACCCTCAGAACGGTACAAGCCAATGCGAAACAATGGATGGGATGTTCTACTATGGGCAGATCCTTTTGTGTGAAGAGATACTCAATCGAGAGATACCAGATATGGAGCAAAGCTAATGGAAAAATTTCATGCATATATAAGGGTAAGTACAGAAACCCAAACAGTTGATAGACAGAAGGATTTGATCAAGCAGTTCTGTCGTAACTATCCAGATGTAGAAGTTAAGTATTATATTGATGAGGGCTGGTCTGGCAACTTGCCCCCAGAGAAAAGGAAGAACCTATCTAGATGTATTGATGATGCAATGCATGACAAAAGAAAGGGTGGAAAGGGGTATATTCTTCTGTCAGACTTCTCAAGATTTAGTCGTAACATTGGGCATTCATGCTCCTTTTTGTCTGATGTTGTAAAGAAAAACAAAGTCAGCCTACTGATAGCTGACAAAGAATTTATGGCAGATTTAGATATTGATCAGCAAATATCAATATTGAAGGGTCTTGCCCAGAGAGCTGAAGACTATCGAGAGGATAGTTCAATCAAGACCAAGCAAGGTATGCAAGCCATCAGAAGAGAAATAGAAAGCAATGGCTTCTACAAAGCAAAGAGAAGCGGCAACATTATCTATAAGCTAGGTGTCCACAACAACATGGATTATGCAAGGCAGAAAGCTAGTGCCAGAGTGAAGGACAATAAGCTGAATTGGGCAAGGGAATACTATCCAGATATCAAGCTTAGGCTTGATGTTGGTATGTCTTATAGAGAAATCGTCAAGGAGTTTAACGACAAGAAACACTTTGAACGTCCAAGGAAGGGTGCATGGCATCCCTCTACTATTGCAAGCATCGTTAAAACAATGAAGGAGATTGAACATGATACTGCATAAACATAAACAAACCATCAGACTTGTCAGAGATTATCTGCTAGATGCTCTAGCTTTGATTGTGATCTTTGCATCTTTTTATGTTGGTTTGATAGGAGCTTGTCTATTGGATGATAATTGCTCCAAATCTTTCTTTAACCCTTATCACTATGAGGTGAACAATGAGTGACATAAAAAAATATTTAGAAATGTTTGAAGACCATCCGGGAAAAATGACGGATACCTATACGCATCTTGGATCATCCCATGCTGATATCGTTGCTTATGGTAAACATGAGTTTGGTCAAACAGTTGAACAGCTACGGCAGTTTGTTCTGGGCAAAACCAATACCATTGGCTCAGAGATGCTCAACAAGGACGCTCTGCTTCGAGGTAAGTTGTTTGAGCCACCAAATGTTTTGATGACCCTCAACTACCTTTCTAGGCTTACTGAAGAGGACAATATCAAGTCCACCTATCCCGTAACAGAGCCAGATGTTTTTGATGCACTCAACATGGCATCATCTGTTGATCATAAACTCTACTTCCACAAACCCGTTCATATACCTGTGCCGGGAACTAAGGATGAGTTTGTGACTATGCAAGGTGAGGTAGTGAATGAACTGAAGTCTAGTATGACGGGCAATGGAGATTGTATGAGGAACTACATCTCACAAGTTCAGCACCAACTAGTCTGCACAAATGGAGACTATGCTCTGATATCAGTTCTCAGCAAAGGCGGTCAGCACACTGTCTATCCTATTGAAAGAGATAATGCATGGATCGCTGACTATCTTAAGGAAGTTACTGAGTATTGGAGAAGGATTGAAGAGGATGATCCTTACCCAGAAGAAATAAGTAATGATTTTGTTGCTGATCTTAATAGTCTCGATGGAAGTGATACTCTTCTTGAGTTGATTAGCAAACGACAAGATTTTGATGCTGTCAAAAAGCAGTTTGATGAAGATAAGAAAACTATTGATGATGGTATCAAAGCAGTTCTTTCAAAGTTTGGAGTGACCAAGGGGGTTATTGGCCCCTTCAAAGTGTCCTACACACTAGTTGAAAGAAAGCCACAACCAGAGAGGGTTGTTGCGGCTACTCCCGGTAGCACCTACGAAAAATTAACAATCACAGTAAATAAGGAGAATGTTCAATGACACAACTTGGAACAGATCATATCAAAGCACTATCCAAAGTGCAGAAGGAGCTTAAACACGCAAAGAAAAGTGAGACAGGTGCTTTCTCAAAGTATGCTGATCTTGCTAGTGTTTATGATGCTATCAAGAAACCATTAGTTGATAATGGGTTTGCCTACTTTCATGGCATGGTTGCAGGTGAAGACGGTCAGCAATATGTTGAGACACTTCTGATGCATGAGAGTGGGGGTGTTTTTAAAACGCAAATACCTGCTATCAATCGCAAGGGAGATATGATGGGTCTTGGCAGTGCTATCACTTATGCCAAAAGATATGGCATATCGATGGTTATAGGTCTTGCTTCAGAAGAAGATGATGACGGGAAGGAAGCTCAAAAAAGAGATGGTAATAAATCCAAAAAGCCTACTTCAATCAGTAACATACTGATATATAATTCTACAGGTCAATGGACTAAATCACCTGATGTTCCGTCAGCCGTTACCAAGCTCGATATCATGCTATCCTCACAAATGAAGAAGTATGAGGGGGCAGATCTGAAGGAATGTGGAGTTAAGATGAGAGAGAATAACAAGGCTCTGCTTGAACGTATAAAGAACTTTGATGACTTTATTGATAACGGTCACAATGAAAGGTTTGCTCAGTTAGATAAGAAGCTCAAGCAAATGGAGAACACTCCCAATGCTGAATGATTTTCCCCCAACAAAACGGCAAAAAGAATTTTTGGAGATGATCATAAACTTCTATGAGCAGAATTATTATATGCCAACTTATGATGAAATAAGAACTGCTATGGGTATCAAATCTTTTTCTGCCGTTACTGACAATCTTAAGGCTCTGGAGAGAAAGGGATTTCTTGTGCGAGATTTCAGAAAGCCCAGAGCCATAAAGGTATTGCGGAACTTGGATGGCACTACTAGAATAGTCAAGTAGTTTTCATTGTCAGTATCCTTCAACTTGCCCCGTTCATCGGGGCATTTTTTTGCCCTTTGCTAAAGCTTCATCATTTCTTCTAGTCCACCCTCGACCAAATGTCTCAAAGGTTTTTAGGCTTTCATAGAACTTCTGTCGGTGCATATGCATCTGCTCAAGCACATAATCACTATCCATCTTCTTGAGTATGGCTATTGTCTTGGGGCCAATCACTCCATCTGGATTTGCACCTATAGACTTTTGTAGACACTTCGCCCCTTGTCTCCCGGCGTTCACACAAAAATCTAGGAGGAAGTAGGCAACACCGGGAGAACTCGCATCTTCTACCATGTCGCAACGGTTGCGATCCCAGTAATTCTTTTTATATATCGCAATGGCTGTCTCTTCTGTGAGGTCACGCATCTCTTGTTCAGATGCTTCTCGACCTATCCACTTTTCATATACTCTCTTAGTTATACCTTTGTTTGTCATTCCCCCCGGATCTTCTTTCATATTTACAAAGCCACCTTCGTGGTGAAGGACTTCCTTGATTGCTATCTCAAATGTCTCAGGCACTCTTGACCTCCATCATTTTTTTCATGCTAGGTTTTTTCTTCTTACCTATACGCAGCTTCTTAAAATCAGCACCTGTTATCTTGTCTCTGGGTTCAGCGACTTGAGCAAGCTTCTTTTGTTTAGGTGAATAATCTTTGAATGGCATAGCTTATCCTTTCTTTTTTACTATCTTTGACATTGATGATTTCTTTTTACCGAGTAGATCCTTATCTGCTTTTCTAGCTCCACCCTTACCAGAAACAAAACTTTTTACGCGACCCATCGCCCAAGCGTGTGAGGACACTCCTCGAGATCCTGATGAATAGTAGGCCCCAAGTCCTCTCTTGTAAACTTTGTCTAAGGTGCTTTTGGAGAACCGACCTGCACCGGGAATACTGTCATATTTAGCCACTGTCTTTACTCCTTTGTTTTGATATTAAGTCCATCATGCGAGGGGTAAGTTTCCCTTGCTTGTACAGTCTACGGGTTCTGAGTATCTCTTTCTCTCTTGCAGACTTGTTCTTGGCAGAAGCAACATATTTCAATGGCACTCCCTTTTTTGTTTTAGCTACAGGTGAAAACTTCCTCATGTTTTCTTATGCCTTTCTGAAAAGTTCCTCATACTTTCCTTTGATCTAAATCCCCATCTAGACATCGCTAGTTTCAACCGGGTTGGTCTTCCCTTCTCATCTTTGAGTGGCCCTTTCACCCCCTTAAATCTGTGGGCAAAATTAATTCTTCGTTGATTAGTTCCACTTGATATTGGAGCTTTAAGGTTAGACCCTTGTGTTCTTTTGAAGTAGTCTCGACCCTTTTGTGTTAGCCCCCCTTTGGGGTTCTTGTGTTCTTTTCTCATTTGGTATCAACCTTCTTTGTCTTATCAAAGCTCCTCATCCCGGCAATCCCCAACATCCCAAGTAGAAGCGGCATCATTACTGTCATGTCTGCTTGGGGTATGAGTATACCAAACCCTGCACACAATGGCGATATAAGATAATTTATTGTTAGGGATAAGCCGCAGACCCAACCAATGAACGGACGCCAGGAACTCTGAAACCAATTACCCTTCGCTTCTTCCTTGTTGATAGCTAGTTGAGCAAGCAACTGCTCTTGAGCGTGTTTGTCTGCCATCGTTGCCAACTCATGTGCAAGCTTTGCTTTCTGATCTTTGTCCTCTACAAACTTATCCAGAAGACCTAAGACCGGGCCAGTCAGTGTACTAATCAAACTCATTTGCCATCCTTCTTCATTGCAATCTTATGAGCCTGAGAAAACGACTTCCCAGCAAGCATCTCCTTACGCATAGTAGCCATGTGCTTTTTTGTGTGGTGAACGCTATGCTTCTTCATAGTCT